ACTACTACTACTACTAGAAAGTAGTAGTGTAGTGTGTACACAGCAGGTACACTCTTTGGGAAAACCTAAGTGCCTGTGTACACACTGTGTACATAGACGATGGGACGTACTAACGGCTCCAAGGTAAAGCGGCATCTTGCACTCCGGAAAGAGGCTTCCGACACTCTCGACGAACTGGCGAAGGACTCGACGATGAACCTCGGAGAGATCGTGAGCGAGGCGATTCTCGAGTATTCAGACCGTGACCGGCTTGCACGAGTCGAAGGAAAGGTCGACAACCTTCTCGAGGAACTGGGGGCATCTCAGGACTCTACCCACGCCTCCGGAGTAACTCCGGTTGAAAAGAAAAAGAACTCGCAGGCGATCTCAGATTTTGATCCACTCGAGTACGATCCCGACGAGTTCGAGGGGACGCTCTCGAAAGACGGGCTCGAGGAGTTGATCCAACTCGAGGAGCCCGAGATCGCACTCGATCACGTGGATACATCCGACCTGCCGGGCAACACTGACGATAAGGCGACAGTGCTGGCGGCAACGCTCCGGCACGAGAATGACAAATTCGTGTTCCAGGACCAGATCGTGGATCGAATCAGCGAAACGCTTGGAAACAGCTACTACTACCACAACACGTACGACGACCTCATCGCGAGCCACTTCGACCAATTCGAGGACATCACACAGGGAGAAGATGGGTTCTATACGCGTGCCTCTGAAGACCGCTACTTCGTCACCGAGGAGGTCAAACTGGCGCACTATCGGACGCGCTTCAACGACACGAGAGAGTCCGCAAGCGGCGAGATAGCGGAGACATCTAGGGCGACAGGACCGCTGATTGACCTTCCACGAGAGAAGCCATATCCGTACTATCTGAAGTGGCTTAACGAGTTCAGTGGCGAGCTGGTGAAACACGATATCGCTACCTCTGACGAGATCGCTACAATCAAGCGAGACCTCGCTTCGAGCTTTTCTGATGTCAGGGACTCGATAGCGGATCTGATCGACTTGGCGAGTCGAAGCCCGCCTCACGATTGGTTTGAGTACGAGGAAGCAGTTGATATGCTCGAGTACAACGACGAACAGGCTCGAGACCTCCTCGAAACACTCGATGAGTGGGCGTATATCGCAGAGAATGCGGACCGGAAGGACCACTGGAAGGTTGTGGCCGGAAACCTTCCCGGAGGTGAACTCTAATGGATAACTCCCCCGACGGTTTCGACCACGGCTACCCCGTTAAGACGGTCAAACTTTCCGCAGAACAGATCCTCGAGCAGTATCGCGTCTGACGTAGCTTTAAGCTCTCCGAGATCTTTGCTCTCTTTGAGGCAGGAGAGCTATATGAGAATCGGAGTTACCAATCAGAAGGGAGGAGCCGGCAAGACGACAACCACGCTGAACGTGGCCGGCGCGTTGAACCAACTCGGGAACGATGTCCTCGTGATCGACTTGGATCCACAGGGCCACGCCACCGAAGGACTCGGATGCGAGGATCTGTACGACGACCGCGAGCGCGACTCGTTGTTCGATGTACTCCCCGACCTGGACCGAATGGACGACCTTGACCAACTGATCATCGAGCACGATGAGGTCGATGCCGTCCCGTCGCACGAGAAGATGATTAATGCCGAGGACGCGCTCGCGAACGTGATGAAACGCGAGGAGCGCCTCGACATGCTCCTCGAGGAGACTGACCAAGACTACGACTACGTGCTGGTCGACTGCCCGCCGAACCTCGGCGTGCTCACGGACAACGCGATCGTCGCGACGGGAAACGTGCTGATCCCGGCACAGGCGAAGACAACGTCGATCCGTGCAATCAAACTCCTGTTCAAGCAACTCCGCTCGATCGAGTCCGCGTTCGGCGATGTCGACGAACTCGCGCTGGTCGCGAACGAGGTCGAGGTCGACGGCGAGGCCGACGAAATGATGGACTGGTTCAGAAATGTCTTTGAGGACAAAGACGGGTGCGAGGTTTTTGAGGTCAGAAAGCGAGTCGCCTTGCAGCGCGCCTGGAACAACGGCGTCTCGATCTTCGAACACGAGGAAGAGTCTGATATGGAAGATGTGTATCTCGATGTCGCCCGGCACCTGGAGGCGTTCGGCGATGAGTGACAAGCGCGATTACGACCCGTGGGACGACCGCTACGACGGGAGAGACAACTCAAAGAGCGAGGAGACGACAGAGACGGCAGATACATCAAAGATGCAACAGAGCACACAGACGGAAGAGAGTTCAGAGAACTCAAAGGGTGAAGGTGGTTCAGAAACAGTCCGCGAGCGCAGGAACGTAAACATGTACTTGCCGGACGACCTCGTCGACGACCTGCAACTGCGGTACTCGGAACTGAACGTCAAGTGGCGACGGGAGCACGGTGACGATCTCCCGAAGAATGGCGAGTTCTATCCAGCGGCGATCCGCGCAGCGCTGAACGAAACGTCGATCGAGGAGGAGCTCGGCCTCGACGACGAGTGACGGGTTCGGGGCGTCCTTTTCTAGCGCGGCATGTGATTCACACCGGTCTCGCGGCATCAACCCTTTCCCTCGAGCCGCCGAGACTGGGGATCCGGACACTGATCACTCGAGACACAATCAGTTGTCGGGGTAGCCGATCGGTCGCGGATCCTCGAGTCGATCTTCGACGAAGTCGTTAGCCGGCCCGAACTCCCGGTCGGTCTCTGCGACGTGCTCGTTGGGATGGTGCCACAGCGTCGGCTCTTCCAGAGCCATCACCTCGACACCGCCGTTCATCTCGAATAGTCGGACACGGACCTGACGGTTCGGGAGCGGATGATCTGGATCGTAGAAGTATAAACGCATGCACTCGTCCTCTCCCTCGAATCTCGATCCAACTGGCCACCCCTGGACAAAGCCCTGCTCAGCGAGGGTCTGTCGGACCTCCTCGAGGGATCGCTCCCTGAAAAACGACGGGTGGTTGGGCTTGGCGACGGTGCCATAGTTACGTCTGACCCAGCGAGCCAGCTCTCGCTTCGCTGCCCAGGGGAGCTTCTTGAGTGGGATTTTGCCGTTGTCGCGGAAGCTCCGGGCACTTTTGATCATCCCGCCGATGAGCATGAGCAGAGCGACGGCTAACTGAGGGTCGATACTGTTGACTAATCGGATGAGTTCTGCGTTGGTCATATCTAATCGTCGTCGCTCTCGAGGCTGACCTTCAAGCCATTTCCGAGGAACAATTCAAGGATGTCCGGAGCGCCCACTGCCAGAATGAAGAGTGCAATCTGATAGCCTTGCATACCCGTCTGAAGGCCAATGTAGGCGATTAGTAGCGACAGTAAGAGGTTCTTGGCTGCTTTGTATATTTCTACACCCATTCCGTATCTACCCCTCAACTCCCGGTCTAACCCGACTGTGAACTCGCCGATTGACTGGTCGTCGTCGTGTCTGATACCCATGACTAATATTGCTCCCTAGGTTTATCGTGGTGTTCGTAAACAGTGCTAGAGCCTCGGGATCTCTCTTGCATGGAGGAATCCCTTGGCCGCCGTAGGGGTTCTCTCCCCTGCGTTTTCGTACCCTCATTCATATGATTAGTTGGATTCAATTCATCCACACGCAGACAGTTTCTTATCGTACTATTCGGTTTGCCGGCTATCTCTCCCGTCCGCCGTCCCCAATGAGCTTCTCTCGAGAGGCATCAACGCTGACGGCATCCGAGAGAACCCACAAAAGGAGCGAGACAGCCGTCAAGATGAGGAAATCCTGCACGATCGGGGTGACTACATATCCTTGTTCAACGAACTTCTTGGCGGATTCTGAGAAGAATAGCAGCGTCAGCCACGGGTTTTCGATTATCTCGCTATAGATGCGTCTCAGGTTGCGGTGTTCAGTCATTATGGAGTGTGTGTGTGGTTGGTTAGTTCGCTATGCTCGAGGGGTCGGACGATTGGTTGGCCTCGCTCTCGGGTCATCGACCTGCCATCTCACATTTCGGGGACGTTATCGTCGACCCAGATCGAGAGGTTCCGCTCGTAGAGATCGTTATCGACCGGCGATCCCCAGTCCCCTCCAAAGTGGTAGTGGCGGCGCCAGTACGGGATCCCTCGGTCGGCGAACTCCTCTTCGAGAAACAGATACTCGTCGTAGTCCCACGCCTTGACGCCATTCACCCACCCCTCGAGCCGCCCGTCTGGCACGCCAGGAGTGTTCAGCGTGATTCGGTAGTCGATTGTGGTCCACTCGCCTTTGCTCCCGCCTTCGGTCCAGCAGTGATGCCACCCGTGCTTGTGTTCGTCAGGGTCAACAGTCGCATCATAGACCTGCGATAAGAACGGCACCTCAGCACCTCCCGAGGCGTCGTGGATGCCACCCTGACACGGCGACCCCATCCGCATCGAGTAAGAGGCACCCTGATTATGATTGCCACCCGCAGCGCCGCCGGGGTCCTCCTCAGTACCACGATGATCGGCCCAACCTGGCAGCTTGGTGCCGCCATTGATACCGTCGTCCCACGTCTGCCAGTCCTCCGGGAAGAACAACTCGAAACGAGCGTGTGCGACTCGAGGCTCGTAGCCGACCGCGTTCTCGAGGTACACTCGCTCGTTGATTCCGAGAATTTCATCCTCCGGATAGAACACCTCGAGCGCTTTCCCGCCACCGCCCGCAGGGTCATCCACGATGTGGCAGCGCTCTGCTCGCGTGGCCTCGACGCCAGTCGCGGAGTGGTAGTCGGGCGTCGGCTCGGATGGCTTCACGCCGCCGAGAGACTCCTGTGGTTGATCCTCTTCGACCGACCGGAGCGGACGGATCTGATTGATGTTGTAGCGGTATCTCGTCGTCTCGGTACCGCCTCCAGTGTAGATTCCGGCTGTCGCGACTAACGCCTCACTTTTGATGGGATACTCGATATGGCTCCGACCACGATCGTAGGGAGCTCTGCCGGCAGCGCAAACGACCTGATAGCCTTTGCCGGCCTCGAGAGGCGTCGTGAACGTGAAGGAGTCCCCCGCCTCGAGAGTATCGATCGACCGCCGCTCGAGGATGTCGCCACCGCCGTCCTTGAGATAGGCCATCACGAGGCCGGACGTCTGCTCAGAGAGTCGACACTCGAGGCCTTCGAGATTTTGCTCTGCACGGATTCGAACTCCGGAGTGGTGGCTCTGTCCGGCCTGTTGCTGGTCGTCAGACTCGAGGTCGAGCGCCTCAAGCGGTTCTGGTTCCTCAGGTTCTTCCGGTTCTGGTTCTGTGTCTGTCCTATTGTCTCGGTCTTGTCCTCTGAGTAGCCACTCAAGGCACTCGAGGATTGCATTCAGTGGGTTCATTCAGAAATTGCCGCGTTCGACGTAGTTGGCCGCCCAATTCGCCGGATCGTCGTAGTGGCCGATCGCACTATTCACTTCGTCGTTGTCAACGAGTCGTAGGGAGCCGCCGTACCCAATCGAGTAGTATTCGATGTCGAGCGAGTTTCGGACGACGTTGACCGTCCCCCCAGTGTCCACCCGGCAGGCGGTCCCACCGCTCAGCTCGGAGATGATATTTGAGTTCTGGATCGTGATCTTCGACCGATCGGTCGATGCTCCGACAACGGCACGATACTGCTCGCCGCCACCATCCTTACAGATGTACGTAATGCCATCGACAACGACGTTATGGACGTTCGAGTCGATCGCACGATTCTCAACGGAGTCGTTCGACACCTCATAGATCATCCCGCCCTCGATTCGGACGGTCCCCTCATTATCCTGGTAGTTGCGGTACTCGTAGTTATCGTCCGCGATAGAGTTCCTGCTCGAGGTGATCCGAATGACCTCATACGGGACCTCGTGGTACACCTCAAGATCTGTAATTCGAAGCGTCTCGACGTTCTGTCGGGCCGCTACAGTAGCGTTGGTACTACTAAGATTGATGAGCTTCGCGCCTTGGACAGACGTTGCGCCGTTCGAATCGCTGATGCTCAGTAGGTTGGGATCCATCTGCGAATCCCAACCATCCGGTCGAGCAGGCCCACTGGAATGGCCGAGATTGAAGATACTTACAGGGTTCTCGACCGTGTCGTTGCGGCCGATCCGGACGTTTGCTTTCGCGTCATTTTTGTACAGTCCTCCGATGACTCTGTTCGACCCAGGGCTCCCGTTCACGAACAGCCCGTAATCACTGAACCCGTGGGCCTCGCAACCGATCCAGTCGATCGTCCCATGGTGACCGGAGTCGGCGCTAAAACCAGTCACTTCGTTGTTCCCGTATCCGTTCGGCACAGAACCATCGCGGAGATGGACGTTCCGAACCGTGCCGTGGCCACTCTCTGAGGCGATCTGGCAAAGTAGTGTGAATCGATCTCCGGTAGCGTCAGTCACTCGGTCTCGCTGGCCGATAAGCTGGACATTCTCTATATCCAGCGAGTCCTCTACTGTGATCCGTCCAATCCCACAGTCATTCGAGTCCCCGGAGATATCTATATCAAGGTTGTAGAGTCCCAGACTCTCGATCGCATTGGATCCGTCATAGTCTCCCGTCACAAACAGCTTGTGGAACCGTCCGTTGACGTTAAGAGTGGCCTTCGGCCGGCCGTCGATCACAAGACGCTCGAGATTTGTGTCACGAACGCTCAACTCGCTCTCGACGTTGTAAGTGCCGTCGGGTAGGACTAGATAGATCCGGTCGTGGTCGACGATAAGGTCCCGGATGTAGTCCATCAGGTCGCCTCCGGACCCATCCCCTGGATATCCCGCGTCGGCGGGGTTGAACATACTCCAGTCTTCGAGATCGTCGTAGGGCAGGGTATCGACGTAGTCTTCCGTCGCGACATCCTGCCCTGCGATCGACAGTGCCTCGAAACTCCCAGTGCCACCGATCACCTCCTGGGCATCGAGCACTCCGATTTCGACGTCGACCCGCTCGATATCATCAGGATTGCCGTCAGCATCGGGGACGTCGACGACCTCGATCGTGATAACCTGATTGCCACGCGGGGCTGACCACTGTTGGTCGCCCTCGAACCGGGCGATGAACACACCGGCGTGGGTACCCGTTCGCGACAGCTGGTCTGCCTCGAGCTGGTAGCTCACTTCGCCGGTCGTTGCGTCCTCGATCGTGGCGACGTCGTTGACGATCGTCTCGTTTCGAGCGGTGTGCACGAGGTAGAACCGAACAGAGAGGGCGTCGCTCAGATCGAGTGGGTCGCCATCATCGATCGGCCTCGAATCTGGTGGTTCTCCGCGAAACGTCTCCTCGATCGGGATGTAGCTATCTCCTCGCTTGCGGATGTGGTCGGGTCGTGGTTTATGTGTGGACATCTCAGCTTATTCTCGCATGATTGTCTACTTTTATCCCCAAATGGTTGTGCACATCTCCCGTTTCTGGTCCGAAATGACAGGTCATTTGATCCTCCCGTATGCTGTTATTGTTGGCGTTCGCAAATCAATCTCCTTCCCACCTTGCGACTTTCTCCTTATTTCCAGATTTATGTCTCCGCTCCCTGAATAAGGTCCGATAGAACTGGAAAACTCGGGATAACTTGCTGGTCCTGAAACCGATTTTGAAGTGATGGTTTCTCTCGATCCCCCCGAAAAAACAAATAGCTCTGTATCGGCCGTTTCGCCGTCAGGAACCGCCCAACTTGCCGAATAACCGAAGCCAATGGCGTCGAATCCTGAAAGACTCGCAAGACTATCAAAGTCTACACGGATACGTCCGTCAAACCCCAGTGTATTCGTATAACTGGTCGAGGTGGTTTTATGATCGCCACTCTCTCGCTGTACCCAGAGGGGCCACCAATCGCCAGAGTCGCCCATTATCCCCGTTACTGGGCCTGTACCCCCGACCGTTATTTCGTCTGCACTTACCGAGTCGGCGTTGACTGTACCGGCCTCCGTGATGTCGTGACCATGTGCCCTGATATCTCCGTTTTCACGCAACTCGAGGAAGTCGGTGGTAGCCGCGTTCGAGTTCTGGAGACGGACACTTCTCCGCCCCGAGTCGTACATGATGTTCGCTACCGGGGAACCGTCATGGTCGAGCCGGAGGTTGATGTTCCCGTCCGATTCAGCTTCGATGATGAAGTCCATGTTACCGTCATGAGAACCGTCCTCCGTCCGGGGCCCAATGTGGTACTGGTCGACTTTGTAGTAATCGGCCTTAGTGACCGGAGATCCACCGGCGATATTGAATCGCTTGACGGGCTGGGCGTCAGTTCCGTCGAAGGGACGGCCTCGAGTATAGATGCCCCAGTGGTTGTGGGCCTTGTCCGCGGCCATGGTAGCGATCCGCTCCCCAGCCTCGGTGAGAAAGTGAGCACCGGTCGCGTAGCCTGCATCTCCCACGGCCGCGCTGTCGTCCCCCATCTGGAAGACGTGCATCCCACGGGCACTGAGCCCCGGCTCACCGCCCCAGAAGCCAACAATTAGATTATCGAGGTTCTTCACCCCGTGGGCTCTCAGAACACTATCAACATCCAGTGGCGACCCGACAGTCACGCCCGATGCCGTATTCGCCCCGATAGAATCGACCTGCAGATTCTCGAGCGAGAGATTCGGGTCGTCGTACTCTCGAACGTCGGCCTGTCGATCGAGGATCTCCCGGACGTGGATCTCTTTCGGAGAGCCGTTCGGGACCGTCTGCGTCCCACCGTCGCTGTAGTTGATAACCCATTCGGCCTCATACGTCCCCGCAAGGGGCCAGCCGCCATCCATCTCGTATTTGACCTCGCTTTCGGGTCGATCCTCGATCGTCGCGACGTCGTTGATGAAGATCTCTCCCTCGGGGTCCTCGACGTAGAGTTGGACAGTGTCGTTTGGGCCGAGCGGGATCGTCGCCCGCCCGCGCGTCAGCTGGTCGCGAATGATCGGTCGGTCGTCTCCTTTTGCGTAGTCTGTGTGCATGTGGTGTACCTCTGGTTAGCTTTCTGGTGGCTCGACGCGCTCAACCTCGTGAATACGCAGTGAGACGTGCTCTCCACTCCGATATCCCCATCTCCCGGGACCATCGTTCGGACCGATCCCATCGATACTGCTCCCGTTATCGTACGGATGGTCCGCAGAATCGATGTACACGATCGCCTCCGACTCGAGCGGATAGTTCGAGTTCGCGTGCCAGACCCCGCCAAGGACCCCGCCGCCGGGCTTGCGGTAGATCCCTACGGCATAGGTCACGCCGGTCGAAAACCAGTCGTAGGTTTGATCGCTCTCGGCGTCGGTCGCAACGTCCACCTTGTTATCGGAGTTGTCCCGGGACTGGATGCGAAACGTCTCGCCGGAGTTGATGAGATGCATCTCGTAGCTTGGGTCGCGATCGCCCTCGTTGCTCGGATCGCCAAAGACTGGGAACCAGATCTGGTCGACGTTCTCCCAGCTGTCGATCGTCATCACGAAGATAATCCATTCGCCGGTGTCCGGGTAGCGCTCGAAACCGGACCCGGGGACCGTCCACATAAAATTGAATCCCTCAAGGCGAAGCCCGCCGGCAGTGTAGTAGCCAGCGTCGTCGACGATCGTCGTCTCGCCGAGAGTCGAACGCTCGTAGTACGCCGCCATCCTGTCTTCATCGAAGTTTTCGAAGAAGGTGCGGTCAACACCGTCGACGAGGCCGCCGGACGATGCCGACAGCCCGCCAGCACTAGCTGGATAGCCGCGCATCAGCGGATCATCTCCTTGGTGCTGCTAAGGTCGGCGTCAACCTCCTCAGTACGCTCAGCAACCGAATACGGACGCTCGATATCGAGCGTCCCGCTCGCCTCTCCGAGGCTCTCCTGGTAGGAGACGCGCTCGAGATCTCGCTCCTCGCCGTAGTACGGGACGTCGACGCGAACCCCTGGCGGCAGCAGCCGCGGGAGGATGTCGACCGAGCCCTCTTGCTGATCCTCCGCGAGCCGATCCTCAAGAGTGCTGTCGGCGATCTGCTGACAGTCCTCGTCGCTCTCGAGATCAGGCTCGGGACCGATCGACTCCTCAAGACGTTCCCCGACACGCGCGATCTCGTCCTCGGCGACGGCCTCGCCGCGATAGCGCCGCCCAAGTTCCTCGGAGTAGGCGCCCTCGACGACGACGGCGTTGCGGTAGTCGCCGACGTCCCAGCGTGGATCGATATCGATCCGCGTCCATCCGCTTGGTCGGACGATCCGTCCTGGCCGGAACGAGATCACGTCGGGGCCGTCCGTTGGGAGCATCGTAAAGTAGAACCGCATCCCGGCGCGGTCGTGGAGCTCTTTGAGGATCGACTTCGGCGTCCCAGAAAGCTCGATCTTCGAAAACGCCTGCGGTTCTTCCGGACTCAACACAAGTGCGTCGAACGGCGTATGGTCGCGCCAGACGCGTTCGATCACTCGATAGAGGTTGACGTTCTGCTCTTCAACCCGAACGTGACCGAAGCGGATCGCCGAGCCGGGCCCGTATCCCTCAAGGACGGTTTCGGCATCCGTGACCGATGGATCGACGCGCTGCAGCGTCCCGGTAAAGAGCGTGTTGCCCTGATATCGGACTTCGACGTCGGCAAAGCGCCACTCGGGAAGCGTTGGATCCTCGGGGACGGTCGCCTGCCAATCCGAGGAGTCCGTGTGCTCGCGGACGACATCGACCGACTCGATATCGGTGAGCGTCCGCGTCTCGCCGGGGTTGCGCTCGAGGTGGATTGAGTACCGCGACGGAACGTCTCCGGGATCGGTCGGGGAGTAGGACTCTGGAGAGCCAGCAACACCCGGCTGCGGCCCGCTGGCAGTCATCGGCGCCGGCCCTCCTGCCGTTCGTCCTGGAGGCGTCTCGGGGAGCGTCACTTAGATCGGCCTCCGGTCGACCGTCACGGCGAGCTGGGCCGACCAGTACTCCTCGTTATCCATGTCGCTGCTCCCGGTGTTGTGCAGTTGGATCCAGTAGGGCTGGATCTCGTCGGGCGACCCGCCGACGGCGATCTGCCAGGCAGGGTTACCACCGGCGAACTCGGATTCGGCGATCGTCGACTGGGCGGCGGTGTCCGGGTCACCGGGCTCCATGATTGAGAGTTCCCAGTTGGTATCCCACGACGCCCTGGATCCCTCGAGAAAACGATACTGTGCGACCGACCAGACGTGGAGCCACGAATCGCCGGGAACCGCCAGCGGCTGGGCGTAGAAGTCGCCGCTCTCGAGATTGACCGTTGGGGTCGTGATGTTGGGTTGCTGCCAGCCCTGTCGGCCGGACGGTGCGGGTTCCCGCCGACGGTCCTCGACGTCGTCGATCCCCGACGACTGTGTTGCGTTAGGCCCGATCGAGACGACAGCCAGGACGACCGCGTCGTTGCTAGCCGTATCGGGTGGCTGGGGTTCCCAGGCGTTCGCGTACCGGTACTCGTTGCCCGAGTCGTCGGTCGGCCACGAGCCAGGATCTCCCTCCTGGACGATGGCCTCGCCAGTCCCGTCGCCGGCGTCTTGGACGAGGACAACGTCGCGCCGAGGATCACCGGACCCGTCCGGGTGAGTGACAGCGGTCGGCGCGAACTCGAGCACGTTGCCGTCGATCTGAACGTAGCCACCGTCGACTTCGGTCTCGACGCTCGAACTCGAGTCGCCCGCCGAGACCTGGCAGCCCTCGAGGACGCCGTCGCCGCGGGTGGCTCGCCTGTTCTGGTTTTGCGTCAGTGCCGTGTGTGCGTGGCCGATTTGGTACTCGTGCATGTGTGGTCAGGTCAGGTCAGAAGGACAGTTCGGCGACGACCTCGTCGCGAGTCTCGTAGTCGTCGGTCGTCGCGAGCATCGTCACGTCGAGCGTGACGGTGAGCCCCGTTTCGGGGAGCGCGTTCGTCTCATCGTAGCCGTCGACGAGCCCCCAGACGCCACCGGCTGGCGTCTCGTAGGCTGGCTGGAGGCCGACGAGCAGTGACGGATTCCCTGGAGGGACCTGCTCTCGGTAGCGTGGCTCGGCCTCGAGGGGCTCGCGGAGAACGTAGCGTCCGGCCCAACGGCCGATCTCGACGACGCGGTCGTAGCGATCCGTGTGCTCGAGCGGATCGTAGCTCCGGGGACCGGCGGGATCGTGGCGGAAATTGAACTGCCACGAGCCGCTCTCGGCGACTGTCCGCGGCGGGATCTCCTCGACGAGGCCGTCTGCGAACGTGACGTACTCCTCGGTGCCGTCATAGAGATAGACATACCATGCGGTCCTCGGGACTGATTTCGGTAGATCTGGCATGAATGTGGATTACGCAGTTCGATTCTTTTCGCGCCGGCGGCGGTTGCGGACGGCCTCGTCGGCCATGTCCTCGAGGTCGCCGATCGAGACGAGGGCGTCCCGCGGGAGATCGCCGAAGTCGATCATGATCGGGCGTGGCTCTCTCCCGCTGTTCTGGTTGCCACCATCGCTCGAGTCGGCCGCATTAGCCAGACTCTCGAGGCGCTGGACCTGATCCGCTTGCATCACCTGCTCGCCCTTGTGAACCACCGCACGACCGGTCTCTCGAATCCGACCACCGACGTCGAGCTGCGGGAGTGAGATTGAGCCACCACTAATGTCTGCTCCCAGTGCATTTGCAGCCGCTACAGCAGCATCAGGGATATCAATACTACTGGGAATGGCCTCGTTGAACGCGCCGCGGAACCCTTCTGCGGCGGCGTCGCCAGCCGCGGAGAATGCTGACGAGAGCGTGCCAGCGATGTCCCAGTCGTTATCGAGCCAATTCGTGAGGTCGCCGAACATCCCCGTTACGTCGCCGTATAGCGTGTCATCGCCGGTCCCGGTCAGCCACTCGGCGGCCGACTCGGCCTTGGAGACGACAGTGTCGATTCCGCCCTCAACTTTCGAGCTCCCTGTATCCGTAATCCAGCTTGCGATACTCGAGAGGCCCGAGGTGACGGAGCCGTAGAGTGAGTTGTCGCCGGTCCCGTAGAACCACTGGAACCCGGTCTTGACGGCGGAGATGTAGCCGTTGATCGCGCCCTTGACGAGCGAGACCGCGGTCGACTTGATATACGCCGCGATATCCTCGAACATATCGGGAATCAGCGAGTTCCCGATCAGGCCCTGGTAGAGCCCCTTGGCAGCAGCCATGATCGCGTCGAACGCGAGTTTCGCGGCTGCCTTGAGGATCCCTGGTCCTTCGTTGATCAGCCATGACCCCGCGTCGATGATCATCGACTTGATAATCGAATCACCGTTCCCGGTAACCGCATTGTAAATATCAAGTGCGATGAACCGGATGCCTTCCCCAATCTTCCTAAAGGCGGATTTGAGAAGAGCGGGCCCGTTCGCCTCCAGCCACGTGGCCGCGTCTGATGCGACGCTCTTCAGCTTCCCGATCGCCTGATTGGCGAACTTGCGAACCACTTCCCTGTTTTCACTCAGAACATAGCCGATTCCGCCGATGGCTGCCACGAGCAAGCCGATCGGGCCGAGGACTCCTACCACAGCAGTACCGAACGTCCCCATTGTCCCAACGAGGCCAGTGAGTGGCGCTAAGAGTCCACTCACCATTGCTGTAAGCGCGCTGAATGGACCGATCACAGTACCGAGGAGTGCGTTGACTGGGCCGAGTACCGCAGTGAGACCTCCGAGCGTACCCACAGCCGTCGAAAGTGGGCCGATAAGCGCACCGAACGCGATGAGCAGCGGGCCGAGCGCCGCAGCAACCCCGCCGACGCCGACGATAACTGTCTGTGTCGTCCTGTCGAGCCCCGAGAACCGGTCTGCAAGATTCGTCGCGAGGTTGGCAGCCTGCCGGATGTACGGCGTCAGTACACTTCCGAACTCGATCGCAAGGTCAGCGACCGACGACTTGAGCATCTCGATCGAGCCGTGCAGCGTGTCTCGCTGCGTCTCGGCGACTTTCTGCGTCTCGCCGTCGAGTTCGGAGAGGGCCTGAGCCTCGTTTCGGAGTGCGTCGCTCCCCTGGTCGACAAGCGCCTGCATGGCCGGTCCAGCCTGGTTCCCGAACAGGGCCATGATGTCGGCTGTCTTGGCGCCACTCTCCTCGAGCTGGCCGATGATCTCGTGGAGGGGGAGCATGTTCCCCTCGGCGTCGTTGACCTTGATGCCGAGGGACTCGATCGTCTCGGCAGCTTTCCCGGTCGGGTTCTGCAGCGACGATAAGGCAGACCGGAGGCCAGTACCCGCCTTTTCCGCCTTGATACCGACGTCGCCCATCATCCCGATCGCGGCCGAGGTCTCCTCGATCGACATCCCGAGACCGGATGCAACCGGCGCAACCTGGCTCATCGCCGAGCCGAGACCCTGCATGGTCTGATTGTGTCGGTTGACCGTACCGGTCATCGTGTCAGTGACCTTGGAGAGTTCCGAAGCCTCCATTCCGAACGCTGACAGTGTATCTGTGGCTACGTCAGTGGCCTCCTGGAGACCCATTTGCCCCGCCTCAGCCATGGCGGCGACTTGTGGCATGGCCTCCATCGATTCGGCCGCGTCCATGCCCGCACTGGCGAGGTAGTAGTACGATTCTGCCGCTTGGTTATGCGACATCGTCGTACTCTTTGCGACGTCCCGCGCCGTCTTCTCGAGTTTATTACGTTCAGCAGTTGACACATCGCCCATTATTGATATGGACTGCTGCATCGACTTTTCAAAGTCAGCAGCAGTCTTTGCTGCGGCGCCGCCCATCGCAGCAAGCGGCGCAGTGACGCCGGCGGTCATGGACTTCCCTGCGGATTGCATCCGCTGGCCGGTCGACTCGAACGACGCGCCCATGTCCTCGGCCTGGCCCTGGACGTCCTCGATCGCGGACTTGGCGCCAGAATGATCTATCTCGATACTGCCGCGTAATTCGCTTAGTGCTCCGATAATTGACACCTCTGTTGAAGACTCCGGATTGCAGGATTCGTGGGCGCGAGCAGCGTGCTCGAGCGTGACCGAACGCTTAACTTACTAGTTGTTATCATTATAACTAGAGTCGCTATGGATACTGAGACCCAGGCGGTCGAACCAACCGAATTGAAAACGTGCGAGCGCTGCGAGGGAGAGTTGCCGAAGGGGACGCGCTGGAAGTGCCCTCACTGCGGGATGCGGCCGTGGCTTGATGCCGTCGTGATGGGCAGCGTCTGTGTGTCGGTCGGGTTGTTCCTGACCGTCACGGTTGTCCTCGCGATTGTCGGCGTTCCGTTGATGGTTCTCGGAGGGCTAATCGTCTTGCTCGCACCGTTGATGCGGCCACACCGCTCCGATCTCATGTCGGGGCAAGAGAGAACGATAACCGGCGACGTCGTCGAGAACTAATCCTCGAGCTCCGAGAGATCGAGCTGCAGCGGGATCCCGTCGGCGATCGCCTCACGCTCGAGTTCGTTCGTCTTGTTCACGATGTCATCAAAAGCGAGGGCGCCGGCACGGTTCCCGTGCTCACGGGCCGCGTCGCGCTGCTCTTTCGCGTACTCCCGGAGCTCGGCGAGCGGGCCAAGCGGGCGGACAACATCGTCGGTCATGCTCCCCTCTCTCCGAAAAAGTATGGCCGGGTCTCGATCGACTCGTAGTCACCACCAACCCAGTGGGCCGTCCCACAGGCGCCGGCATCGAGCTCTCGATCGGGCCCGTAAATCTGGATGTACAGCTCGTCGGCACCCGGCCAGTCAGGATCGTCGATCTGGGCAATCGCCTCGAGGACGGCGTCGGCGATCTCTCGAACGTCGTCGTCCGACGGCGCCGAGTCGACCGCGTCGTCTAGCTGGACAACAACCTCGTAGCAGTACTGTCGACCGTCCGGCGCCGGCGGCAGTTGCTCGGCGTCGACGACGTGAGCAGTGTCCGAACCGGGGAGTAGCGAGCGCATGAGTAGTATGAAAAACGGATACAACTCTACTAGTTGTTCTGGTTGGCTTGCTCGGCCCGCTCACGCTTGGCGGCGGCCTTCGAGCGCACGTACTGCCGGATCGCATAGCGCTCTTTCGGCTCCGTATCCCGACCGAACTCGATCGGCGTTTTCCCGAGCCCTTCGACGACGACCTCCATCCAGGCGACGCCGTAGTAGTCGTCGCGCCCGACGAAGTCGTCGATCGCCTCACGTTCGTCGGGGGTTAGTTTCCCTCGCCCTCGTCGGTCGCCTCGAGGCGCTCGGCGACAACCTGCTGAGAGAGCGTCGATAGCCCCTCCTTGATGACGTTACCGTCGGCGTCGGTCTCGTCCTCGAGCTTGAACCGGCCCCAGCGCTGGGCGCCTCGGGAGAGATCATCGCCCTCGGGGACGGTCTCGTCGCCCATCACGGGGTCGGTACAGAGCTCGGTGATCGTCTCGAGCTGGTGATCGTAGAGCCCGACAACACTCTTGATCGACTCGGGATCGAGGTTCTCCTCGATCGTCTCGTTGACTGCCTCGTCGTCGTCGGGATCAACGTCCTCGAACGTCTCGGGGTCCGACTCGGAGAGGATCTTCATCGTCTGCCGGCGGTGGATCACGCCGGGCTGAGAGAACTCGAACTCACGGCCACGGAACGAGATCGTGTCGACGTCGCGGGTCGTCTCCTGAGTGAGCCAGTCCTCGATCGCCTGGCCGTCGGCAGCGCTCTCGAGTTGTTCTTGTTTCTGCTCTTGGCGCTCGTCTTCGGCAGCCTCGTGCTTTTGCTCGCCACGCTCGAGCTGCTCGTCGACGTTCTCGCCACCGAGGTCCTGGAGGACTTCCTCGCGATCCTCCGGCTCCGGCGGCTTGGTAGGTGCCTGGGACATGAGTGATCAGCTCCCGTCGTTGAGTGCTGCGGCGCCGTCGAACCAGTACTTGCCCTCGATGAACAGCGTGAACGTGAACTCGTAGGGCCCGTCGGACAGGCTCTCCTCACCAGTCTGGACGCGAACGTTCTCGCCGACGCGCTTGATCGCGGTCGTGTCGTCGGTTTCATCGGCGCTCGGCCAGATCACGAAGACGATCGCCTCTTGGCGGACGTTGTGGAGCTCGGCGCCGTCGTCGTCGACGAGGCCGAGCGTCTGGAGGTCGGCGTTCTCGGAATCCGGATAGATACCGAACTCGGCTTCGCGCGTGACGTGACCCTCCTCGGTGATCGTGTACTGCGATCCGTTGTACTGGAACTCGTCGCTGTCCGAGTCTTTCGAGATCGACGTGTCGGCGTAGACATGGTCGAGCCACTCGATCGTTTCCTCCGTGGTTCCGAGGTCGGTGACGACGCCGATGTCGACCCACCGGCCCTGAAAGTTCGCTTCGGTGTTGGGATCTGCGTTCATGGTATGTTTGCGTTTTCGTTTTCGATCGCGTTTGCGCGTAGGATCCGGTCGTTATCCGGGACCGGAGCGGTTACTCGTCGGTCGGTTCGCCTTCGCTGTCGTCGGCATCGCTGCCGCCGGCGCCGACGGCCTCGAGGATCGCCGCTTTCGTCGAGTTCCCGTTGACGGCGTCGTAGGTATCGCTCGCCGCGATCCGCTGCAGCGTGCGATACTTGAGGCCCTCGAGGACGTCGCGATCGACGGCCCCAGTATCGGGATCGTCGAGGCGCTCGAACTCATCGCCGAACTTCTCGAGGATGTGCTCGGGCGGCGCGACGATGATCTCGCCGCGGCGGTAGGCGCGGTCAGAACCGGCCCACGACAGCGTGCCTTTCTGGTTGCGATATACTGACATGATGATCTCCTAGTTGCGAGACTGCTCGAACTGCCACAGCCGAGCGGCGGCCTTCTCCCCGCCCTCCATCGGCGAGTCGAGGATGCCCGATCCACCGCCAGTGCCAGCATCGGAGGGGGCGAGGTGGTCGACCCCGAAGCCGACGTTCGCGCGTTCGCTGACGGCGTCGAGGATACTCGAGAACGCGAGCTCGGCGTTCGGGCCCGGTCGGTTGCCCTCGATCCAGCCGGCGGTGACCGTGAGCCCGGCCTCAACCTCGTAGTCGACGAGGGCGGCGACGCCACGATCCGCCGAGGCGACGGCTTGGACGTCGATGATCAGCAGCGCCGGTGGGATGTCGTCAGGATCGGGAGCGGTCAGCGGGGTCCGGATCTGCTCGGTCGCATCGCCTGGAGAATCGCCGTCGCCGAGCGCCTCGAGCAGCGGGTCGTAGCTTCGCAGATCCGTGAGCGCCGCCTGCGTGAGGCCGGCCTCGTTGTCTGATCGGCGGGGCATTACTCCTGGCCCTCGTCTCGATCTCGGTCGCCTAGATCGTGCGGCCCGACGCCGAACGCCTCGGCAATAGCGCGGACGTTCGCGGGACGTCGCGACCAGTCCTCGAGGTCGGCAAGTTCCCAGTACGCCTCGGGGCCGTCTTGGGCGAGTGCTTTCAGCATCTCCTGATGGATCGGACAGCTTTCGATCGGATCAGTGACGTCGCAATCCTGGCAGCGAGATCGGCGCTGAGCGAGATCTATGAACTCGGTACGCTCGGTGACTGCGAATCGCCATAGAGTCCGGGCTAGCGATGGGAGTGCTTTGAGTGTTCTGAGCATGGTCAGAGAGCTCGAGCGGCCTGGTCCCAGCTTTTCGTGACCCGGTCGACAAGGTCCTGCTCGACCTTCCGCAGTGCCGGCCGGATCATCGGCTGAGCGCTCATATACACGGTCCCGAATTCGTTGTAGGCGCTGTGCTCAGCGCCGGCGATCAGGTGCGCAACGATCTTGCCAGTCATCTGCTCGACCTTGTTTCGGATCGAGTCGCGGAGCTCACCAGTGTCCACTCTGGCCCGGGACTGGGCCTCCTCGACGGCCTCATCGACAGTCGTTTCGACGTCGTCCTCGAGGCGGCCGAAGAACTCGTCTTTGAATGTCTCGAGATCCTCGACAAGCGCGTCCGGACCCTGGCCGCTCGTCCAGTTGAAGTCGATCACGACGTGACCACCTCGAGCTCGAGGCGGACGGCCTCGGGAACGCGACCGTTCGGGCCCGGTACCTCCGCGACGCTTTCGATCGAGCGCCGTCGAGGGTCGCGATCGCTACGATGGAGCTCGACGCGACGGTCGATGCCTGGACGGAGCCGATCGTCGAGAAGGTAGGTACCGTCGCCGGCGATCTCGCCGACATGGCGCGGATGGATCGAGACGAAAGCGGTGTCTTGGATGCGCTCGCCAGTGTCCTCGTCGACGATCGTTTTGCCTTCGGGGGAGTAGCGGGCAGGGATCTCCTCGGCGATCGCGACCCAGTCCTCGATCGGCTGGGTGCCGCCCATGCCGTCATCCTCGGTCTCGCCGGTCTCGACGTAGGCCGAGATCGTGATTGTGGCGTTCTCCATGATGGGCCGTTATCTGACCTCGGGGACGTCTATCGACGCCGTCGGCTTGTTGGCGTCAGCCAGCTTGCCGGACTGGTCGAGGTTGACAGCCTGCTGCCCGAGCGACGTGCTTCGGTAGTCGTCATGGTTGTAGTCGCCGACGTAGGACGCAGATGAGCCGTCCGCATCCGATTCGGACGTCGTCTGTCGGAGCTCGTCGATGTCGCTCGCGAGGATGAAGTGGCCTGCAAGGTACGTCTCGATCTTCTCGAGCCGGCGATCGGACTGCTCAGTCTCGCTGAGGTCTTCGGTGACGACCATGTTCGCGTCGTCGATGAAGACCGTTAGTTGGTTGTCCTCGAGGCCGGTCGTGTCCCATCCGTCAAGCGTGAGTCGCTGACGAACCTTCCCCGGAGTCGTCCGGTGGTCCTCGGTTGTCGCCATGTGCGTTACTCCTCGAGCTCGCCGATCCGAGATTCGATAGCGGAGACGGCCGTGTCCCGTTCGTCGTTCTTGTGCTCGCGCTCGAGCATCGCCTCGGCAGTCTCGATGTCCTCGACGTCACCGAGGGCGGCCTTGATCTCCTCGACCGTGGATTCGGCTGGGTCAGGTGGCTTTTCGCCGCTGTCTGGGCCGTCGACTCGCTCGAGCGTTCGCGGGTGGTTCTCGAGAGTGGCCTCGTCGACCTCGAGCTCGTCACCGTTTGCGTACCGTTCGCCGCCGTAGCCGAACGAACGACCGGCGACGCGGACAGGGATCTCGTCAGCCATGCTAGATCCCCGTCATTCGGACGATGCCGCGAATACCGTCAGGCTGGCGCCGGACGAACGGCATCCGGCTCGCGACGAGCTTGTGTCGGCGTGCGTGTCCTCCATCGATGTCCCAGGCAGTGTTGGTCATGCCCTGGGCGTTGACGATCCCGAAGTAGCGCGGGTCGTTGAGCAGGAAGATCGCGGTGTCGCCGGCGAGACGCGGCGCCGGGAGCACGTTGATGTAGGGGTACTTCCGCTCGATGCGATCGATGAGCGGCTCGTCGACCGCACCGGAGTCAGGCTGGTAGTCCTGTCGAGTGACGTTGCCCCACTGCTGGCGCGGGACCAGCAGGTAGCCGCCGACCTGGTCGACGAGCGGGACGTCGTCAGTGTCCTCGACGTCCTCCTGGTCCTCGATCTGGTCGTGGAGGTGGTCGAAGTCGTCAAGGACGACCTGCGCGTCGTCCCAGCCGGCGCCGGTCGAGCCGGTCTGAATGATCTGCGAGGTGTCGGAATTGAGGCCGGTGACGCTAACGGATCCGAAGTCCTCCATCTCCCACGTTCCGCCCCAGCCGTTGAACAGGACATGAGCCTCGCGACGGTTGATCGCACGACGGGCTTCTCGAGCCTGGTCAGTCTCGGGCTCCTCGCCGTGGGCTCGGCGAACCTCCATCTCGCGGCCGTCGAGCTCGTAGTCGACGTGAACCACGGGCTGTGCGACGGCGTCGACGCCCGATCGCGTTCGGTCCTGGCGGGAGCGCGATCGCGGGTTCATGGAGACGTCGGCCTCCATCCGGCCAGCCTGTAGGCTCGTCGCGTACACGTAGTTCGCGAGCGAGGATGGGATGTTGAAACCGGCGCCGAGTAGCGTGTCAATGATCGTCGACTGGACGAACTGCTCGTTCAGTACCTCATCACCGAACTCGATGCCCGACTGGTACCCGTAGGGACTGTCGGCGGTGATCTCCTCTTTCCCTTCGGGCTGCTTGATGCCGGCCTGGATGTCAAGCTGCTCCCACATCTCGGGGGAGTGGCCCGACTTGGCGCGAATCTCTTTGAGTGCGCGCTCTCGAGCGTCCTTGAAGGGGTTGAAGAACGCCGTGATGTGCTCGTCCTCTGCTTCGTCCTGGAACTCACTGTGCGTCGAAACGTACGTCTCACTAGTTGCCATCTTGAATCACCTCACTCGAACTCCACGATCGCCATGTCCGTTCCGTCGACGTCGATGATCTCCTTGACGTGGCCGACGATCGTCCCAGGGTCGCCAGTCCCGTCACTACCAGTCGAAGTCAGCGCTCCATCGGCGTCCCAGCCGACAGCGTCATCGGCAGTGGCATCGGATACCTGGCAACGGGCCTGGTCGTGATCTCCGAAGCCGACCGTCTCGACGTGTTCGTCCGTGCTGTAGCTCTGGGAAAGCGGGCTCTCACCCTCGACGCCGAGACCGCGGGGCGGGTTACGAGCTTCACGGACGACTCGACTCGTCGCCTCGTCGGCGTTCGCCGAGCGCACGCGCTTCTCGCCGTTCTCATCCTCGTAGATGACACAGCCCGTGCCGGGGTCGAGTGCCTCGTCGGCGAAACCCTCCTCGTAGGAGGCCTGGTTGTGGAGCTTTGCGATGACTGCGTTAGGGGTTGCCATATATTGTCACCTCTAGAATTGTTGTTATTCCTGGACGCCGGTACCGAAGGCATCGAGGTCGTCCTCGTCGGCGTCGGCGCCGGCCGTGACCTGCGAGCGCGCTCCCGCGGATCCCGGTAGCGAGGCGCCCGTCGTTCGCGTAGCCTGCGAGTGGATCTTCTCGAGCATGTCCGAGGCGACGAGCTCCTCGCGGTCGTCCTCGTCCCACTGCTCGCTCGAGGCGATGACCTCCTTGGCCATCTCCTCACGGTCCTGCGAAGCCGTGGCCTCACTGACAGCTTCGGTTACTTTCGTCTCGAGGAACCTGTCGAAGTCTTCGTGATCGCCGATGTCGACCTCGACCGTATTGCCATCGTCGCCGGCGTCAGCGTCGGGATCGTCGGGGTCGTCGGGAGTCTGTCCACCGTCGTCCGTGGGATCGTCTGGATCGCTCATGTCGTTCTCCGTGTCTGTGTCGTCGTCCGCTCCGGGTTCCGCCGGTTCGTTAGGTTCCTGTTCCTGATCACTCGCGACGATCACGCCGTCGGGAGCTACGGTGACGGTCGCCGAGTCAACGTAGTAGCCGCCGTCGCCGGTCGGGATGTGTTCGGACTTTTCGCCGTCCTCCGTGACATACCGAAGCGATGCGTAGACCGTCGCCGCCTCCTCGAGCGCTTCATCGAGCTCGACCTCCTCGTCGGTTCGATGATCGCCAGGTTGATGCGGCATCCCGTCACCGATCGACGGTCCGAGGCCAGGCCCGACGTCAGGGAACTCCTCGCCCTCAAGGTGGAGGCTCGCCATCCAGCCGGCGTCATCGAAGGCGGCATCGGAGACGGTGACCGTCTCGCCATCGGACGTCTGATCCGAGAGATACAACATGCCGCTCGTACCACCCTGTGGGAGCAGGCCAACATCCTCGGCCATCTCCCGGATCTTCTCTCGCAGCGAACTCGACTCGTCTGCTGTATCAGCCGCCGTCACCGAGTCGATCTCCTTGCCGATGTCTGCCTGGCGTGTCCAGGAAGCAAGCGCCCGGTTCGGACCCCACTCGGCAGTGTTGCTCTCACTCATTCCCTTCGAGACTACCGACAAATCTAGGAAGTTGACCGACTCGGGATCCGGGATGTAGGCGCCGGTCTCGGGATCTCGCTCGTCAGTGAGTTCGAACTGCGGATGTACCGAGACCTCGTAGTTGCCGGCCTCGACGCCGCTCGCGATCGCCTCGTCGTGGGTGTTGGCCTCGTAGATGAGGCCCTTCCCCTCAACGTAGCCTGCCTTTGGAACTTTCCCAGGAGACTTGTCGACCGGCGGGGGATAGATCGGGTTCCCGTTGTCGTCAGCGGGGTGATCAATTGATAGCGGTTCGCCTGCTTGAGTCTCGGCAGCTGTCGCGAGGACCTCCGGAGTAAACAGGACCGGCGTGCCGTCGTCCGTGTAGAGGATGTCGTTCTCTCCGACGGCGACCCCGCCGAAGCGCCAGCCGTCTGTATCCTCGTCGTCCTCGTCACCGGCCGTAAGTTCGACCGTGCGAGCCGAGACGCGAATGTTGTGTTCGTCTTTCATCTTTCCTCCGGAGCCCATGTCCTCGCCATCAGGCGTGTTAGAGGTGGGTCATCGGTGGGCCCAGAACCTAGATCGTCTCTTCTGTCGGAATCAGCCAGCAACGGCACCGCGGATGGGTGTCGCGAACTGGTTTCGGCGCCTCGCCGCTGCGTATCTCGGATATCTTGTAGGCGTTGCCCTCGAGCGCTTGGCACTGTTCGCAGACGTTCGAGTCGCCTGCAGTGGTCCACGAGTTCAAGGGCTCGTCGTCAATCGTGATCGCGGGCTCCTCGACCTCGACACCGAGCTCGTCGATCCCAGCCTGTTCGTATCGGGAGAGCCCGCCGTCGGCGATGAGCTCGACGCCGCGGGCCTCCGAGATGAGGTCGGTCCGGTTGCGACCAGTCTTGTCGACGCGGTCGTTCACTGCAGCAACGAGCCCAGCGACCGCAGCCCCCTCACGAACACCGGATCGGTACTCGCGAGTGGCCTCCTCCTCGGCTGCTCGGACAGCATCCTCGACGTCTTGATAGACCTCGAGGCGCTCCTCGCGGAGCTCGTCAGCGTAGGGCTCGCTCTTGGCGAGCTGTCGATAGTCCTGTCCGGTCGGGACGTCAACGCCAACCTTCCGGAGTTCCTGGTCGGCTCGCTTGAGCGCGTGAGTGTAGAGTTCGTCAACGTGCTCGGCAGTCCAGTGGCGACCGCGCTCAACGTCGCGAGTTGCGGCGGGCTCGAGGACGGTCGTGTAGACGAGATCCTCGAACCAGTCACGAAAGTCGCCAACTTGTCGGGCGTCGGACCGATCCGACTGCGGCCGGAACCGGTCGCGCTTGAGTGCTCGACGAACCTCACCTCGGACGTCACGCCAGCGCCGGCGAAACTTCCGAGCGAATCGGTCGCGCTTGCTCGCCGATCGAGTGGGATCTGTCGCCATGCGTGAGCGTTAGTCGTCGTCCGCCGGCGCACCGTTGGCATCTGCGCCGTTGCTCTCGGCGCCGGTGCCGATCCCCATCTCTTCGGCTGCCTGTTGGACGTCGGCATCGCTTTCGTCAATGTTCGACTCGGCACTGTTCGCGATTTCGTCGTCGAGCTCGGTCGGGAGCGTTCCCTCGCGATAGAACTCGAGTTGCTGCTCACGAGTCAGCAGGTCGTCGGGATAGCCTGCGGTCGCTGTGTTTAGGAACTCCGCACGAGTCTTCTTGATCGACGCGACCTCGGACTCGTCCGTTTCGGCGAGCGGCGGCCAGGAGACGTCGTACCCGCCGATCTCTCGATTTTCAGCCTGGCCGGCCGGCGCAATGAGGACCCCGTACCGGAGACAGCGATCGATGATCTCACGAACGAACGTCGGAGTCACGAACTCCTCGCGGCGGGACTGGATCTTGCCGTACCACTCTCGGAGATCCTGCTGGGTCGCCCGCTCGCCCGTCTCGTTGCCCTTGAGGACCGACTGCGGAATGCCGACCTGAGCCGAGATGGCTGCGACGTTCGGATCGATGATCGGCTGGGGGTCAATCGTTTCGCCGCCGAGGTTCTGGACGTCGTCGGCGCCCTCGGTCCGCAGGATCGGCTCGAGTCCGTAGTACCAGCGCTGGAGGTGATCCCGGAGGTTGTCCCCTCCATCCTCGAGCTGGTAGTCCGGCGAGATGTTGACGTTGATCCCCCACGCCGAGGCGCGGTAGGCGACCTCGCCAGCGGAGCCGAGTGCCTTCTCGATGTCGACGAGATTGTTCCAGATCGGTTCCTGGCGCGGCGTCCCGCGGATCTCGTCGTCGAGCAGGCCGTCGCTCGGGATGTGGACGACTCGAGAGTGGTGAATCTCGAGCTCGGTCGGCCCGTTGTGGCTGACTGCGTCATCCTCGTCGTCGAGATCGACGTGGTAGACGTTGGGCTCTCCCCAGCGTCCGGATCCCGGCCCACCGAGCTCGATCTCGTCGACGGAGGCCTGCGAGAAGGGGCGGAGGCCGTTGAGCTCTGAAACCGAGTTTTCGTCGACCTCGTCGGCGAACCCTTCCGGCGAATCAATGTCGTCGAACTCGAGGACGAGGATGCCGAACTCACCGATCCCCGAGAGCTTGTCTGCTCGGTGCGTGTAGTGCCACAATCGAAGATCCTCGACGAGGTGCTCGACCTCTTGCTCGAACTCGGTCTGTTCGTCGTCGGCAGTCTCACCTCGATCCTCGATCTGTGGGGCATCACGCCAGGTCGTGTCGACGGGCTGGTCGCAGACCGCCCTCGCGTAGGCGTTCCGCAGGTACATCCCGTAGTAGTCTTCGACCTCGGGATCCTCGTCCCAGCCGAAGACGTCGTACTTGTCCTGGCCACCGCCGATCTCGGAATCGATCGCGGCCGTCAGCGCGTGCCGCATCTGCATGTCTGCACGCTGGCGCTGCTCGGCAGCCGTGATCTCGTAGGTCTCCGAGTCGTCAGTCTCCGCGCCGGCGGCTGCCCGGAGATCGATCGACGGTGCCTCGTGAACGTCGCTGGCCTCGAGGACGCCCCGGATGTCTCTGTGCGTCGGGCCGTAGACCTCGCGTTTGTCGTCGGTAGGTGCACCCATAAGTTACCAGACCCCCGTGCCGGAGTTGTCCTCGTCCTCCTCGACGTAGCGGTCGCCCATCACGGCGTAGCGGGTGACGTCGAGGCAGTGATCATCAGCTCGAGCAGTCCCGACGTCGTCCTCCTTGTAGGACTGGAACTCCTGGATGAGCTCGGTGAGGTCGTCGACGACGATCAGTCCCGGTCCAACCTCGTCGACCTCGAGGACAGCCTGCACTTCTTGGATCCCCTCGTCGAGGTCCTTGGTCGCCGCCTCGGCAGGGTAGCCGGCGTCGCGGAACTTCTGGATGTGCTCGGGGTCGTGGTCGCAGTAGATCGGACCGACCGGCTTGTCGTTGTCCTGCAGCCACGAGATCGCGTGCTCGACGGACTTCCCCGTCTCGTAGTAGGCGTCCCAGGCGACGTACTGATCGGCGTGGGTCTTCCCGTACTCGATCAGCACTCGCGGGTCGCCCCACCCGTAGTCGTAGCCGTACAGGCGGATGTCGTCGCGGATCTCGATGTCCTCGCGCGGACGGACGTGCGTGTTTCGAGAAAACGAGTCGTAGACCAGTCCCTCCGCAGCGGCGAAGCCGCCATGTAGGCCCTGCTCTTCGCGAGCGGTGCCTTTGAACTGGCGCTTGATCTTCTCGAGGCCGTCCTCCGGGAGCAGCGTGTTGTGCTCCGTGCTCGCGACGACGACCTCGAGGCGATCGCGCCACGGGAGCGGCATCTCGCCGCCGTCGCCGTCGGGCTGGACCTGGCGCTCGGTGATGTCGAAGTACTGGTTGAATCCGTTCCCGGTCGACGTCCAGAGCGTCGTGTTGGGCCCGACGTCGGTCCGCTGTCGGGTCGTGAGCATCCGGTGGAGGTCGTACAGATCGGTCTGCGGCGGGTAGTGGGCGACCTCGTCGCACCAGATCCTCGCGAACTCCCCGCCGGCGAACCGCGACCACTTGTCGGCGCCGCCGAGCCAGACGGTGTGGCCGGTCACGTAGACGACGCGCTTGTCGTTGGCGTTGTAGTCGTCGACGATCGGCGAGTTCTCCGGGTCGCCATCCTTGAACGGGTTCGTGTCCTCACCAGGTAGCGTCTTGAAATAAACGCTGTAGGTCGTCGATTTGCCCTTTTCGTAGTCCTGGGCCATCACGAGGCTTTCGCCGACGCCCTCGGTATCTGTCATCCCGCCGCGATGGATCCACTGCGCACCGCATCGGGACTTGCCACCCCCGTAGCCGATCCGGAGTACGACGACGTCGCAGTCGCCGTCCTCGAGGAGATCGCGGACGTGCGCCTGGTAGTCGGTCCACTGGTAGCTGACAGTCTCGACGGTTTCGGTGCTCGAGCTCATTCGTCGTTGTTCTCTTCGCTCCAGGGTGTTTCGACGACCTGTTCGCTAAAGTTGATCTGGACCGGACCGCCGCCGTCGCCAGTGTGCTCGATCTTGTCGTTCGGGAAGATCCCCGCCTTGTCGCAGATCTGTCGGTACTCGCGAAGGAATCGCTCGTCTCCGGAGCGCTTGAACTGCTCGAGCGCGACGCCGGCCATCATCCGGGCGTGCTGCTGCGACCCCTCGGGTGTCGAGAGGATCTTCTCGAGATTCGTGACTCGGTCGGCCTCCTCCTCAGTGAGGTAGTCCTCGAGGAAGCTCTCGCGATAGGCGCCATGCTTCGCGGCATTCTGTGATGATGTGTCCTTCCCTTCCTCCGTATTGGGGCCTGTCGAGCTCCCGCCGTGGAACTTGCACGGACCGTCATCGTTCTCGGTTCCCCACCCCTTCGGGTGGCCGCACGGCTCGCCGTTCCGGTTCGTTCCGGGGCACCTATCCTCGTCGTTCATGGGGTTCGTTTCGTTATATTTCGGAGACCGTCAGAATCCGGGCGCGTCAGGACTCGGTGACGGTGCTGACGTATCTCGAGGTGACGGTGGTTGCATCCGCTTCGAGACACGCCGGTTGCCGTGCTTGCCGTCCTGGTGGCAGTCGGTACAGAGCCCGATCAGATTGTTCGGGTCGTTGTTGTGTTTCCGTTCGTCCTGGTGGTGGAGCTCGATCCCGTCGACGGCGTCTCGAGGCCGGCCGCAGCCAGGGCACCGATAGGAGCTCCCGTCTCGATCGGACCAATAGAGATCGCGACCGAGTTGGCGTTGGTCAGCCATCGATGATCAGGAGTGTGTAGGTACACTCCTCACAGAGGGTCACGGTATCGCCCTCGTTGTAGCCAGCTTCTGAAAGGTCGCCGGCGAGCTGGCTGGTTCTGAAAAACTGCGGCGAGAACTGTGCGAGGAGCGCTGGCGACGGATCGCACCGTCCTCCACAGCGGTCGCAGGCTGCTTTGTATCCCATATTTCTGAAAACTGCTATCGCCACCGCTCGAGGTCGCAAACGACCAGGGACCGGAGCCAGCCGTCGGGCGTCCCATCCCAGAGGATAAGCCAGCCACACCCTTCGATCTCTTTCACGTCGTCTTCGCGGTCGAGAGGGTCGATAGCCATATCTCAGCCCGTGGTCAGAGTTTCACTTGTCCGTCGGAAGTAGGCGTTCGGCCTCGAGGTTCCAGAGGCGACCGACCAGCAGGAACACGAGCGCCGTGAACAGCCCGTAGTAAGGCGGGGCGACTGCCGCAACCCCCTCAAACGTGAGCGAGAGGGAGATCACCGACCAGAGAACGACCAAAATTAGCGCAACAACCTTCGGGACCGTCTCAGTCTCATCCTGCGGCATCAGTGCCCTCCAAAGTCCGACAGCCTCGATTTTCGCGCGCTCGTACGACGGAGTGTGTGGTTTGGCAGACATAGGTCATCCTCAGTCCGTGAGTCCGCCGACGATCTGGTCCGCTACGGGGATCACCGCCCCCATCGCCACCTCGAACGATCCTGGTTCTGGCTCCTCGCCACGAGCCGCAACCAAGACACCAGCGATTGCACCAATTGCCAGCGTCCGACTAAATTTGCGTGGCTTAAATTCCTTCTCGTCGTTTAAGACTGCGTGAGCGTATCCCGAAACGGCATACGCAGCGCCCAAGACGACGTACAGTGCAAGCATCACCGCCTTATTTTCTGCCATGATTGCATTGAAAGTCTTCGAACCGCAGTACGGAAAGGTGGGGAGGCGGACTGGCTGATGAGGATCAGTTCGCGGCAGGAGGTCGCTCGAGAGAGATCCTCGCTTTCGCTCGGGCTCTCAAACGAACCGGCAGATCCTGAGTTGTCCCCAGGGCACTGCCGGCCTACCCGCACCGCGGACTCGCTGACTCGTAGCGCGTAGCGCTTAGACCGAAGAAGATGAACAATCGAAGAACTCCTGTCCAGGACACGACGTCCGAACGCTTGCCGACGGCAGCGTCACGTACCGTGTCAGTCGTGTACCAGCCCTCGAGTACAACGAGAAACTCACAGCGCTCTATCAGAGCGCTCGGGTATCCTCAGCCAGCTATGCTCGAGCGCAACACGAGCAGGGAACTGACTTCACCGGAAACCGGAGCCGGGAGTCGAACCCGTTTGACCTGGCCCATTGGTGCCAGTACTCCGGCGACGTCCGCAATCCCCTCGGGCATCGAACGATAGGATACGATCGGTTAGCCGAGCCACGGCGCCGTCATCGGAGAGGATGTTATAGCTGCGACCACTCTGGGAGCGTCGTCTGTCCTTTCACGACCGGGCGCTCTGGTTCAGCTGGCTCCTCTTCGGGATCGGTCGTCGTCGGGACGTTCTCGGCTCGTTCCTCGCCGACATCCTCCGGGTCGGTCGCGTAGACGACGTCGTCGGCCTCGTCCTCGAGCGATGGCCGCTCGGTAATCGACTGGTAGGTGGCGTCGAGCGGGTCGCCATCGTAGGAGTGCATCAGAGGATCTCGAGTTGGTCGATGTGGTGGTCATCAGTTGCGAATGTCTCGTTGTACCGCTCGCACACGAGATTGCGAATCACCCCGTCGACGTCCCCATGCTCCGCGCTCGAGGCGCAATAGCCGATCGGGTCAACCCCCTGCTTGAATTTTAGACCAGAGCCACAGTGGGGACACCGCGGCGTAAAGTGATCTAGCATCCACACGACCCAGTAGCCCTTTCGACAGAGGCGCTCGGCGAGGACAAGCCACGCGACGGAGTCGTAAATCCGTTTGTGGTCGGCTTTGATACGCTTGACTGCAAGCGCTGCAGATCGGTCAAGAGACGTGTTCGGATCGTCTCGTACTGTCCGGTGGATCTTGCGGAAGTAACCGAGGAGCCCCTGCGAAGAACTCTCGAGTTCGCCGTTCGTCAGTGCAGCATCCCGATTCGCTTTCCAATTGGCGTCGGGATCCCTGACCGGGGAGCGAACGCCCGACCCGCCACCAGTCTCGTAGGGCGGATATTCCTTAGTCTCCGAGAGCGGTGCTCCCGTCGCTGGGTCAAAGCGTACCTTTCCTAGCATGGTTTGAGAAGGGCGTAGCTACGGAGCCAAGCCGATCACTCGCCCATTGGCGTCACGGCGGGCAGGCTATCGCGCTGTTACCTACCACATTCCGTTTATTGGTAAATAAAGCGCCGTATAGTGACCTAATAAGTCACTTGTCAAGTGAGTAGAGTAAGCGACGGGTGTCTGGGAGGTAGGTCTTTTTTGTGACCAGACCCTCATCTTCGAGCTCGGCAAGTGCACCACGGACCGTCCGTTGCGGGAGGTATGACTCCTCGGCGATCTCCGTCTGGGAGAGAGGTTCGTCCGCGTACTCGAGCGTCTTGTAGACGAGTTTCTGTGCCGGGGTACACCCTTCGATCTCCCCGAGGTCAGCGTCACCCATCGTGATCAGCCTCCTCGCCGAGATGCGAGTGAGTGAAACGGCGGGCGCTCATTGGCTTCTCACCCCACTCACACCACCAGGGCTCTCAGACCGCTTATAACTCCGCCAGATGTGTGGCTTGAGTCTCGAATCTTCTGCAAGGATTTTAGAGACTTTCTTCTCGTCCCTTTCGGCAGAACCCGCATGGATGGATTTGCAGTATCCAACGACCGGCTCACCGTTGATTTCTGCTGCTGAAAGCGGCCAAGTCGTGTGTCGCTTAATCCCTGTCACGGGCTCTTTCTGTCGGTTATATTCTTTAGCTTCATAGCCGTCGAAGGAGTACGTCGTAGTGATATCCAGCACCCCTGTATGGAGATCAACAGAGAACTTTCGCTTCACTACGATGTCACCAGCCTGTCGAATCCCCAGCCAACTACTCTCTGTGAGTTGCTTAAACGAAGTCTCACAGTCTTCGAAAAACACTATCCCGTTCTCAGTGTCATTGTCCTCGCCCTCAGTTTCGAACTCACTAAAGGGCGGGAGTCGGTTCGATATCTTCTGAGAGGCGTCTACTCTTGACTTAGCGTCCTCTCTATCTTCACCCTCGTATTTCTCTTGAAGGAGATTTAGTGCCTCTCCAATGACGTTCCGTTCGTGCTCCCCGTGGATTTGGAGATTCCTCGTTATCTGGCTCATTCGTGGTCACGCCCCGTGGCCGATTCTATTGTCCACTCGTCCGATTCGATGAGGTAGTCGCCAAGATCCGAAAACGCCTCATATAAATGGTATTCAGCGCCACGAATATCGCCCTCTGAAATCTTTTCAGCGGCTTTCGAATGGTGCGTCTGAACCGACGCCATAGCGATCATGAGGTCACGCCCCCACTCGCCCCCGCGATCAGTGTCGCTCGTAGACTTAACGTTCTCGTCACTCATGCTGGCCTCCATAGCGATCGTGTCCGAGCTGGGTCTCGTACTGCTCGCGCTGCTCGTCGCGACGCCGTCGGGCCTCGCGGATATGATCCGGGAGTCGAGCGTTGCGATCCCGGCGGTCGTCCTCGAGGTCGGTACCGTCGAAGCATTCGCTAAGCGCGCTGGCCACTGACTCGGCCGCCTCTGCGACTGCGTCCATCAACGGTTCGAGCGCATCGGAGAACGCATCGGAGAACGCTACCGCATGTGCACTGACAACCGTCGCGAGCGAGACGACGTCGCCGGGCTCGGCGTCAAGCCAGTCGCGTGTCCGCTCGGGAAGGATTATCCGGCCAGCGTTGTCGGTCGAGAGGGCCCTGGTCGCGTGCATGATCGCCGCGATCTCGTCTGGCGACCTCGGGAACGCTGGATACACAGGCTCGAGAACCCACTGGCCGTTCTCGTCGATGATCCGGTACTGCAACGCCTTGCTCTCTGGGTCTACATCCAGTTCTGGATTACTCATTGTGGTTTAGATTCTGCCGGGTCTGTCGTTTTATGATGCTCTCTACGCCTTTTTGCGGGACAGGATGTGCTGCTTCGGCCGATGACATTCGGGAAGCTGCCTGGGCCTGCTGGGCCGTCGTGATTGACTGATTCCCACGGAGGTTACCTGCGACCGTCGCTGTTCCGCCGCCAACGAGACAGACGATTCCAAGGATACCAGGTGGGATCTCACACGAGGTACACGGGGTGTGGTTGTACTCGAGACACGCCCGACACCGGGACCAGTCTTCGATCCAGCCCCACCACGTCGGGAGCCAGTAGTCCGTCATCGGTCCGAACCCTCCGATTCCGGGTACCGTCCCCACTCAATTTCGCCGTCGCAGACTGTCCGGAAATCAACAAACGAGTGGTACACCGATTGGTGACCAGACTCAATTTTGTCGTCGGTTTCGGGAACGCTCTTGGGGATCCACTCGAGGATGATGAACCCGGAGGGGAAGCGGTAGCCCCACGCTTCGAAGCCTTCCGAACCGGTGTAGTGAAACGGGCCAGCCCGATAGGGATCAGTCATCGTCCTCACCTCGAAGGTCGTCGACGCGCCGATTCGCGATGTTAAGACAGAGCGCTCCGTTGCGGGTTGTTCGGCTCGAGCGTTCGTGATACTCCCGTATCTTTCGCTCGAGGTCGTCCGGGTCGTCAATCCCGAGGTAGGTCCGCTCGTGCTCACCTGAATCGTCAGTGACTCGAACAAGGTCGCCCCGAGACGTGGCCGCCGAGATCGCCGACCGGACCCGTGAAGGATGCTCGTCCGGGTAGCTCCACGAGACGCTCGCGACGACCGGTGCCTCATGGATCAGCGGTGGCTGGGAGCCCCCGGTGTTGTGCTCGACGTAGCCAACCACGCTATCGTAGATCTCCTTCGACGAGGCGTCCGTCTGGTCACTCATCGCGATCAGCTCCCGCTTGGGGTGATCGGTCAACCTCTACCCACTCGCCTTGTCTGACTAACTGGCTCTCCATCTGATCACCGACGCTATAGTATTTTGACTGGGCCGCGCTGTGTCCCTTTCCTCGTCGCTCTTTCCCGTGGGTTTGGGCTTTCATGGCGATTTCGCACAGCCCCCCAGAAGGGGCCCTGAAACGCATCTTACCAGAGGGGTAGTTCTCTGGTTCGTCGGCGAACGCTCGGTACAGTTCTTCCATTGCAGGATGGTCGCGTTCCATCCCCATCTTAGACGCAGCTATGTGAGCGGTTCGCGCCTCAGATGCCGACAATTCGACTACTGATGTGCGTTCAGTATCGTCACTATTCATCGACCATCGCCTCCTCGAGTTCGATAAAGGACCAGCCACCTTTGGCGTAGAAGTCTGCGACCTCGGTGGCAGTCTCACAATGGGAGTGTTCCTTCCAATGAACGCCTGCGTTGTGTGGGCCAAGCCACGGTCCAGAGAAATCCTGGTAATTCTCAATCGAAATCGATTGAACCCCTGCAATGACGATTATCTGCTCTAATTCGTCCTTCGTGGCCGACGAATACATCACGTAGTCCAGAGTCTCCGCGTTCGAGAAGAACTCCCTCACCTCGTCGATTGAGACCGGACGGTCTGGAAAGAGGTTCTCGAGTGCGTACGTGAGTTGCGTTGTTGGGTCTGCCATGATTGCGTGCGTGTGTGTTGATGTTGAATTGGTGTGCGAACGATGCGGGACGGGAAGCCGACACCACGAGAGGACCGTCAGACGGGAAGGTCGTGGACAGATGACGGCCACGGGATCACCTCCGAATCGGTCCTTGGATTAGACCGACGACGGACCGATCGAGCGGTATACGAGCTAGTAGCGGTACGTTGCTTACAACCGCGTGCTGTGTGCATTGTTTTCTTAGTGTTTGATGGCTGAGGGCTCACGCCCGGTCTGCTGGGCCGGGGACAGGGTCACTCGTGGACGCCAGCTGTCTCGTCCCCACCACCCGACGTGGTTTCTCCGGGGATCTCGGTTCCTTCCATGATCTTGACGCGGCGCTCCTTGCTGGTCACACCGCTCCGTCCACTCTTGGTCTTGCTAACCACGATCCGGTCCTTCGTGAGGTCCTTCATCGCACCGATCGTCCGACTAACCAACTTCTTTGCGTAGGCGTCGTCGACGGCACCGCGGCCGAGTTCACGGCGAATCCAGTGCTTTATCTCGCTCGCATCGATGTACTCTCGGACGCCCTTGCAGCCGTTCTTCCAGGGGTTGTCGACCTCGCTATCACGCGCCTGCCAGAGTCTCGCAGCGAGATAGTCGCCCTTCGTCTTGGCCGTCCGGTCGAGCATGTCGTCGTCCATCTGGGCCAGCTGCTGGATCGGGAGGAGATCAGCGTGCGCCAGGTTTGTCGAACCGCCGCGAGCCAGCGGATCCTCGCTCTCGGGGAGCCGGTAGTACTCGCCACTGTCTTTCTGGATCTTCTCGAGGCGCCCCTCCTTGATCGGGAGGTCGAACTCGACGACGATCTCCGCGGGGAGGTGTGCTCCCTTCTCGAGCTCGCGGGCCATCAACTCGTTCAATCGATCGTCGTTGAGGTCAGTCGCGGCATCGAACCGGGCGTGCTTGACTTCTTGCTCGTCCTCGAGCTCATCGACGCGCGCTTCGAGCTCCTCGATACGCTCGTCCTTCTGCTCGTTCGCTTTCCGCAGCTCTTCGTTCTCGGCCTCAACGGTTTCGAGGCGATTGCGGATCTGTTCGAGTTCGGCAGCGAGTTGTTTGTTCGTCGGTGCGGTCGTCGTGTCGGGGTGGGCAGACATCGTGTGTACAGAGTTGCCAGTTCGGTCGTCTCGCGATGCGTCTCGAAATACAAAGTAGCCTCTCGAGGGGTGGTGGAAGGCCGCGCAGGACAGAGCCGCGGCTCCTCGAGAGGCGAACTTTTATAGAGATCCGGAACGCAGGATTATGCGACCAAGCATGGGGGCGAATTGACGCCCCCTTCTCCTGCGTTCCACACCTCGTAGCGGTGGGTGTGCTTCTCCTATCGTGTTGCCTAACCGGTAGACGCGGGCGGCACTTAAATCCGGTAGTCACACCTAACGAGTCACGTAGGCGGGGATCCATCACTCACCACCGTCCGAGTCGACGATCGAGTAGAGGTAGCGACCGCCGAGCCCCTCTCGGTAGGAGACCAGCCCCTGCTCACGCAGCCGATCGAGCGCCCTCGAGGCGGCGTTGGCAGTGATCGCTCCCGATCGATCCGTGATCTGGCTCCGAGTGAGTTCGCCCGAGTCCTCGAGGACGTCGTAGATCTCGCGCTGGGTCGGGCCCAGCTGCTCTGGGTTCATCATCGCTCGACCACCTCGAGGAGGACTTCGGCGTCGCCGTCGGACGACCACGCCGCTACCGTCGATCGGACACGGCAGTCGGCCTCGTAGATCTGCTGATGGACGTCGTCGAGCTCGATCGCGTCGGCGCCGTCGTGGCCCCGGCACGTCACGAGGATGTGGTCGTCCTCTTTCGAGACCGAGACATCATCGAGCTCAACCAGTGAGAGGACGAGTGCACCCGTCACGCCGAGTCACCCCCTGGCCGTTCTGTTCCCGTGTCGCGTGAGCGGGCCCAGTCCTCCGCTGCATGGAGGATACACTGGTCCCCTCCGTCAAATTCGACCGGCCAATCGCATTCGCCCCGGCGGCAAGTTCCGCTCGTAGACTTAACGTCGCGACCTCCGTCGGTTACCGGCTCTCGGATCTCGATGCCCATGATCTCGGCCGCCTCATCCTGGTCGTCGAGAGTCAGCGTCCCGTAGCGACTGTTGAGCATCTGCTGTGTGCCCCGCTTAGTGAGTGCCGCAATCGCATCAGCGGACTCGGCGTCGTAGCGCCCGGCCAGTCGCTCGGGCTTGAGGCCGCGACCGACCTGGACACGGGCTTCGGTCAGGCGCTCCTGCCAGAGTTCCTCGGTGGTCTTTCCGTCAGTCATCGCGACCACCGCGAGTCCGCGGGATCGGTTCGGCGGAGGTGGTCCTTCTGGGGCTCGTAGATGTGGCCGCGGGACTGGAGCCACCCAATCGCATCGATCACGCCCGCGCGCTCGAGGTCGGTCCGATCAACGACCCAGTCGACGACGTCTCCTGTCGGGATCCCATTGTCGGCCTCCTGGTCGCCGAGGTCCTCGAGGGCCCGACCGACGAGATCGTGGGTCGAGCATTCCTCGAGGTCGGAACCGCCATCAGGCCGGAGCTGTTGTGCACCGCTCGAGTCACCGTCGCCGTCGAACGGCTTCCCGCAGCGGTGGCACTTGTAACACTTCTTGCTCTCGGCGTCGCAGACAGGGCAGTACCGGCTACTACCCGCCATCAGGCGTTCACCCCAGCGTCTTCGCTGGCTTTGTCAGCGCAGACGAGGCAGAGTTCACGACCGTCGACAGAGTGGAGGCCGCGCTCGGGTTCGCGGCCACACTCTTCGCATGTCGATCGTCCGAGGACATCCTGATCGTCACCGGTGTCGTACTCGAGGTACGGGAGGATCTCGTCGCTGATCCAGGCGGCGAAGACGTCCTCTTGCGTGAGGTTGTAGGCGGCGACATAGCCGGACTTGGCGACCATCCCGCGGACCGGGTACCCGTCCCACTCGTAGGAAAAGCCGAGTGCGCTGATCCCGGTCGGCGGTAGGTTGTGCCAGGCGGCGTCCTTGTGGTACTGCGCGCCGGCGCGATCTTCGTCGTCGCCGTCGTCGATCGACTGCGAGTAGCTGGCGCCCCAGACGCTTCCGCCGTTCTGTTCGAACCGTTCGGCCCACGCGTCGAGGCGGATCATCGCGTCCTCCGCAACCATCCCCTCCTTAGCGAGGATCCAGTCGTGGACAAAGCGGCCGTCGGAGGAACTGACCCCGACCCATCCCTCCTCGAGGTCGGCGTACCACTCGGTATCGACGCGGCGGGAGACCTCGTCCTGTTCTTTGATGAAGCCGTCCTCGGTCGGGACGGGGACGCGCTTCTCCTCTTCGATCCACGCGGCAGCCTCGCCGTGGTAGAGCGTCTTTCCGTCGAGGTACTGCGTTCCGTCGACGACGATCGTCGGAAGGTCGCCGCCAAGCACGGACTCGAGTTCGCCTGTGTTGGGCTCGCCGGTCAGCAGCGAGAGGATCGCGGCGTGCATCTACGCACCACCTCCGACCTCCGAGACGTCGTCAGAAACGGCGCTGACTGCATCCTCGTTGAACTCGACTACCGCCGTCTGGTTGGACTCGCCATCGAACCGCTCCTCGAGATCGGCGCCGAAGTCAACGAACGCGTCGAAGTTCGGGCCCGGCTCAACGAGGTGGCCGCGTTCACCGATATCGATGACGTCGTGCACATCGAGTTTCGGTAGATGATTCTGGTAGAGGGTGCAGTACACTGACTTGCGGTTGTCGTCGGCGATCGTCGCGACGGCGTCCGCGAGTGCGCGGAGTCTCATCGGGCCGAGCTCGTTGACCAGCGCGACGGCCAGGCGCCGCCGCTGGTTTTTCATCAGATTCGCCGCCGTAGTGATCGGGACGTCGCAGGGCTCCGGATCAGCGGCCGAGTCTGACTCGGTGGTGGAGCTTTGGCTGAGGATACGGGCGATGCGCTCGAGCAGTCCGGACATCAGACCCGCGCACCTCCGTTACCGGTGAACGCGTCGAGCGTCGCCTGCGACGAGTCCGCCTCTACGTCCGGGGACGGGAACTCGAGCGGTTCGGTGTCGTTGCCCCAGCGCTGGTTGGTGTGGTAGGTGCCGTGGTCAGACTTGTCGACCGGACCGACGTTCGATGGGCGGTTGTCCCACGGAATCTCGTTGTCGTGGTGGACGTCCATATCCGCGACCGCATCGAAGCCGTACTCCGAGACGGCGAGCAGGCGGTGGACGTAGCAAATCTTGCTGACGCGCTCGTCGCCTTCCCAGAGTTTCGTCACCCAACACTCGTACGGATGATTTTCATGAAGCGTCCGCATCTTGACGCGCTCGACGCGGTTCGCCTCAGCGGCCGCCTCCACGCCCGCCTTCCAGTTCTCGCGTGTCTCGATTTCGTGCCGGTTGAGCCAATCTGAGATGGTGCCGTTGGAACAGTTGAAGTGGTCGGCGATCTCCCGCGTCGTCATCTCGCGGTCGACGTACAGGTCGCGGAGTGTCTCCTCGTCGCGGTAGGCACGCTCCGGCACTGTCACTGCCCGTCGCCTCCGTTGATATGCTCCTCGAGCCAATTGAGCTCGTACTCGAGGACGTCCTCGCCCATCTCCGTGATCGCGTAGTTGTTCGTCCGCCGGTCGCGCTGCCCCTTCTCGACGAGGCCATAATCGACCAGCCTATCAAGGTTCGGAAAGAGTCGGCCATGCAACAGCTCCTCGCCGTAGTAGGTCTCGGCCTCGCGCTTGATCCCAAGGCCGTACCGGTCCTGCTGGGCGATCGTGGCGAGACAGCGGACTTGAAACTTCGTCAGGTCGGCCGCAATCGCTTGAATGTCCTCGTCCTCTGAGTTTCTAGTGCTGTGCGACGTGGCGTTGCGCTTATCTGTGTTGTTGTCGTCTGTTTGCATGGTTGCAGGATTGCAGGATTGCAGGATTCGGAGCCGATTCTCGCTCCGGATTAGTGTCTGTGACCGGCGATCGGTCGGGGCGCGCTAGGACCTGGACAGTTGCAGCGGGCCCCGACGTAGATCGCAAGCGGCTGGTTGTTCGTTCGACACGATACCCTACTAAAGTGACGCGCACCGTTTCGGAGAGGATACACAACAGTAATATGCTGTTAGAAGTGCTGAACGCTGCTGTAGGCAGCCATTTACGAAGTCGATTTTGGGTGTGTTGTGTCATCCTTGATGTTGTATGCCGACGCGAAATTACCGCGCCAGTTATAATTCTGCCAAATGGCTTTCAGCGGTGCCTAGTGTTTGGCCGGATTTCTTCCAACCGTCCTCCACTTCGTCACTGTGTTCATCGACATAGTCCTCGAGAGCTTCGATGAGGACATCTGTCCGGTTTATATCGGAATCTGGGCTAGACCGTGCATGGACGATTGCGTCCAAGTCATTTTTGAGCCCATTTGGAATTCGGAACGAGGTTGTCGGCATACGAATTCCTGTAATGCGGCAATTCACATAAATGTAATGCAGCAACTCAGTAATTCCGTCGGTGGAATGAAGTGCATTGGCTTAATACTGTAATGCAAGAGATGACCGACGAAGACAAACTGAAGACGCACTCTTTTCGCGCCAATGAGGACACAGTCGAATACCTGGACTGGCTCATTGACCAGAAGAATGCCCAGCTACCGCCAGGATCTGATGAAAGAATTAGCCGTAGTGACGTCCTCAGAGAGTGCATCAACGATGTAATCGAAGAGCTTGAGGACGAGGTTGATGTGGGAAACTCAACCAGTCAGAAGATGATGACGGCTGATTAGGCGGAACTCACATACGACACACACTCTCTCTATGATGCGTTCGCCAGTAGCTCCAGCTGAATCGGTACCTCGAGATTCTCGTCGATGACTTCGTACTCTGCCCATCTGTTTTCTCCGTGCTGCCTGACGAGATCGTACTCTACCAGTTTCGATAGGTAGTCGTTCACCCGTCGCCTCGAGACAGGGTCGTGATCTCGATCGGCGTAGATCGCGGACCCATGAGTCTCGTACAGTGAGTGGAGCCGCGCGCCATCGACGAGATTGGCGTCGGCGTACCGAAGGAGTTCATAGATCACACAGGGGCCGAACGGTAGGCTCCGGAGATTCGTCTCTCGGATCTTCGTACGTGCGCGGCCAAACGCATCTCGGATATCGTGCTCTCGGATCCGGCTATGGTCTCGTTCTTCGGCGAACTCCGCCGCAGACAGCAGCGACTGGATCCCATAGCGCGCGACGCCGGCGACTTCGTCGGCGATCCACTCCAGTTGTTCATTATGGATGACGCCGGGCTCGAGGCCATGCTCAGCACGGTGCTCGAGAATATCCGCGAGTTCGTCGACAGCGTATCGTTCGAACTCGATCTGCGATTTGAGCGAGAAGTAGTTTTGAAGCTCGTCATCGAGGCGGGCCAGCCACTCTCGAGGTTCATGGACGATCGCGATGACCGAGAGCAGCGGAATCTCGTATAGATCGCGGAGGACCTTCAGGTCGCGGACTGTTTCGGCTTCGTCGAGGATCACGACGTAGGGCTGGTCAACAATGCTCTCGAGAGCGTCAACCAGCTGGTCGGCTGGCGAGTTTGGCCGCACTGCGGCATCGACCCGATGCTTTATCGCGGCTTCGTGGAGGATCGCGCAACGTGTGTTGCTCGAGTTGATCAATGTCCAATCGATGCTGTAGTCACGAAATTCGCGGCGGAGAACGTGTCGAGCGGTCGTTGTCTTTCCGACACCCGATGGGCCATAGATCAGCACGTCCTCGCCGCGCTGACCTCTCGTTGCCGGCTCGAGAGCTCGCGTGAGTTGCTCGCACTCACTATGCCGATGGGGAACCTGTTCCGGGAGCCGCTCGTCGAGAAACACCCATCGTTTGGTAATCATTACTGACCGTTTCAATAGATGGTGTAAAAGGTCTGACGGGCGTTGTTTCGGAGAGGACACCGCGTACTTCCGCTGTAACCCACGAACAGCGAGAGAGACCCGCCCTTAGGGCGAGAGGGCCGTGGATTAGATCGACGTGCTGGTCTCGAGCTCGTACTCGTCGTATTCGGACGACCCAACGGTCGTCACAATTTCGAATGAGAGCGTTGAGCCGTCTGCCACATCATTGAAGTTATCCATCCCGTCACCGACGCGGGTACCCTCCGAATCGTAGAAGAGGGCTGAAACTTCAATGTAACTCTGTTCTTCGCCAGTGTTGTTCTGGATTTTCCCCTCGATGTTGACGGAGTCGCCGTACTCTGCCTCGACAGCCTCGTGTTCGAGGATTTCGACCGACCCACTGTCGCCGCCGTTCTCGTTCCCGTTCTCGTCACCGTTCTCGTCACCGTTGCTGCTTGCCGAGTCTCCGTTATCCTCGCTCCCACTGCACCCTGCGAGCAGCGCGGTAGTTGCTCCACCAATACCAACGATCGCTTTGCGTCGAGTTAGTTCCTGCATCTGTCAGTACCTCCCCTGTGCGGGGAATGCTACCCGCCCGCTGTGACACGGGATACACACTCCTAAAGTCAGGTAGTTGAACATAATAGGTGATTTGAACCTTATGTAGCTGTTTATTTCAAATATTCATATATTCTGACTATAGGAGTGAGCTATCCCCGAACCGTTCGCGCTGGGCCTCGAGTGACCTGCAGACGTCGGCGTCAGCCGGTGGCAAGACTTGCTTGATGGCCATCCCGACACGAGCCATGTGCTTGCATCGAGTAATCTCGCCACGACCAGGCCCGCCACGGAAGCGCCAGTCGTCACAAGTGCACCGACCGGCGCCGGCGTCAACGACGTACTCGCTGTAGTCTTCACTACCAGTCCCGACGCCCCAGAGGCCGCCGCCGATCTCCCAGATCCCCATCGGCTCCTCCGCTGCTCGCCGGTCCCGCGTGAGCGTCTCAGTATCGATGCCGACAGCGCCGTCACTCGAGCGAGCGTGGGTATGACTCGAGGCCGCCATCACGAAGACACCTCGTCCCAGACGCCGGCGCGTTCGGCGGCCTCGTGGTGCGCTTGCAGCCAGTTTCGAGCCTCGTGCTTCGCCGCGGCGATCTCGTCGGCGCCCCAGGCGTCGTCCCAGTCGTCGATGTCCTCGAGGAGATCCGCGAGCGCAGCGGCGATCGTCTCGTCGACGACGTCATCGATGTGGTCATCGATCGTCTCGGCGGCACCGAAGACGTCTAGCCGACGGTCCTCGCGATCCTCGTCAGCCGAGAGCTCGTAGACGTCCTCGGCGACCGAGACGTACCGCTCGAGGTCGGGGCCGTGATCGTGGTGGCCCTGGACGACCTCGTAGACGCGGTTGTGGCAGATGGTCTCGTCGAACTCGTTCGCGCGCTTGTGGGCGAGTTCGTTGAGCCGCTTCCGAGCCTGCATCACTCGTCACCTCCCTCGGTGCCGTCGCGATCATGGACTCGATGAACGACCTCGAGGCGCTCCTTCGGATACGCGTACGTCTTCTTGTCCTCGAGGGAAAGGTCGGTCTGGTCGGGGAATACGCACTCGACGACGTCGTCGTTCGGCGGGTACTCTGGGTTGACGTCCGCGACGGTCAGCCCGTCCTCGAGCTCGTAGGCGTCAGCCTGGAGCGTGTCGAGGTTGACGACGAGCATCGTCGCGTCGGGGTCCTGCTCGTCCTGGACGTGGTCGCCGACGCCGATCGGCTGGGACTGACCCTGTTCTTCGCCGCCGTCGGCGCGCAGCCCGTCGTCGCTGGCGACGATGATCTCCGAGCCATCGGTCCCGTCGACGTGCTCCGGGCCCGCTATCGCGCGAGCCTCGGCCAGCTTTCGCATTTCCTTTGCGGCCTCGCGCTCGAGGGCCTCCGCGCGCCGACAGACGTGATCGTAGTCGCGGACCATCATCGGCGTTCCCCTCCGTCGGTCGCGACCGCTCGCCCGCCGATCGGGCCGATGTAGCGCCGTTCGCGGGCCCCGCAGTCGGGACAGGCACAGTCGCCGTCGTGGTCGTACTCCGTCCCGCAAGCGGTGCACTCGACGCGCTTCGTCTCGGCGCGCTTCGTCTCGACGTCATCCTCGTCGTCTCCCTCGTCCTCGAAGTGATCCGAGGGGACTCCGTGGCGGTTCTCGAGGGAGCAGTCGCGGCAGATCCGGCGGTTCGGGCCGGTTAGATGGCCGCACTGTTTACAGTTGCGCGTCATTGGTCGATCACCGATTCCGAAATCGTTTCGTGGGTTCGCGTTTGAGCGTTCATTGCTGGTCTTCAGCACGGTCGGGGGCGCTCTAACGCCCGCCGGCCACAGACTTCTGCGGCCGATCTCCCGTGCACAGTAATGTCTATGCGACCCATTTACTTAAAGGTTTGCCTATGTGGGAACGTATTCCTATTTGGGATCATTTGCTTTTGTGGGAAGGTTTATTGATATGGGAACTGTGTGTCCATATGGTAATGGAGGTAAAACAACCCGCCACTACGATGGCACGACGACGCGCGTTGCTTACTGATCGTGAGCGGGAACTGATCGCTGAAGATGATCCGGACGACGAGAATCGCCGTTACCAGGCGATCTCGAGGGCCCGAAATAAGATTCAGGATGAGCTTCCCAACGACGTTGAGCTACTTGCGGAGAACCACCCACAACTCCTATCGGAGCTCCAGAACGTCGTTTGCGAGGATGTAGGTACGCTCTCGGAGTACCGTGAGCAGCTACAGGTTGCGCACGAGCAGATCGGCGAGACCGAATCCGCGCTAGACGAGATCGAAGCTGCGTTCGAACGCGGAGATCCTGACGCAGCACGCAAAGCACTCGAGCAAGCTCAAGACGCGATTTCAGACGGTGATCCGAATGACTCAGACTAACCGAGAACCCCGATCCGATCTCGAGTGTCGCGAGGAGGACGACGAACTGTGTTTGCTCCGAGGCGGCACGCTCGGCTACGACTATGAAGGCTCTCGCGCTTCGCTCGAGGCGTTTGCCGAAGACGACTCGGATGCGCACAAACTGGTACCGAGAGACGAAGAATACGCCGAACGGAAGCGCCTGACCAATGGCGAGTACGACACTCCGCAGGAGTGGGTGGAAGCATGAACGACTTCATCCATCACCGTTGCCCACGTTGCGACGAATCGATTTTCTTCGACGAGGAGAACCAGATCTGCGACAAGTGCGAGTGGGGTCTGGATGAAGACGATGACGAAGCACTCCCGTTCAGGTGCGAATGGGAGGTCGGGATCAACGAAGCCGGTGATGCCGACGACTGGAACCACTACCATCCACTTGCGAAGTCGGAAGAGGAAGCCAAGCGGAAGGCGCAGCAAGAGGCCCGAGAAGACGGTTACACCGATCCGTACCCGTACATGTGCACTGGGCCGTACAAGCCTCGAGACCCGATCCGTGTCGGCGAGGAGATGATCGAGGAGGTGTTTGAAGATGGCTGAGCGCACGTGGTCGTCAGTCCTGTGCCTACTGTTCGGCCACAGTTGGGTCGGCCACACCGCCTACAAGCTCAAGAACGACATGGGGCGTGCTTTGCACGGTGACCTGTGCGAAGTGTGCGGTAAATTCCAGCCCCGTTCCGATGGAAAGGCGCGGTATGTAGACACGGGTAGTGAACAGTAGCGAGCGTCTGTTAAACTCCTGTTTAACTGAGTGATCCACTCGGCGCAAGTACTCTCCTGCTCCCCTATACACCACAAGCTATAAGTGGTTGTCCCCCTATGTACTACATAGAGGCGAACACCAATGCACGAACTCACCGACGCCACGAACATCGAACTCGAATCGGCCACGTACGAGAACCTCTCCGACGACTACACCGACAACCGAACCGACGAGGTTGAGGTTAGCCGTTGGTCGAAGAAGGGCGACCGGCTGTACATCAACGGCCCCGCGAAGTACAAAAAGAACAGTACCTTCTTCGACCTCGTCGCAGGCGAAATGCAGGATCTCCCCGGCAGCCGGGATGTTACAGTCGAGCGCGACGGCGACACCGTCACGATCACCGTGGCGGACACGGGCGGGCTCGGATACGACGAGGAGTGGACGTTCGTTCTCGAGATGGCGTTCCCCGGTCAGGAAGACGAAGACGAAGACGGTGGGAACGAGGACGATCGCGAGGTCGCGACCGACGGCGGCGAAGAAGAAGAAGAAGCCTCCGAGGACGAAACAACGAGTGAGCAGGATGACGTGGCCGAATCGCTGTCAACGAAGCGCCTCAGCGACGAGTCGCGAGAATGGACCGTCGAGGTCGACACCATCAACGACGGGCGGCCCGCGGTCCGCGTGTCCTGGGAGCCCGACACCGATGCCTCGCTCCCCACGGTCGACGAGGAGCGACTCCCGCACGACTGGCAAATCGTACAGTTTGGCGTCGGCGTCAGCAGCGAGATCGGCGAGAGCGACGACAAACGGTATCTGGTGATCGCGCCGCAGAAAGCCAACAGCGAACCCGCGATGTACGACGCGCTCGCACGAGAGTTGACCGCGTCGGAGCTACGCGACTACCTCGCCGTCGAGCGGTTTGGGTACTCTCAGACTGGTTGGGCCAAGGCGTCTGGTCTCAACAGGTCCAACGTCTCCGAGCGCGTCAATTCAGCGCGTCGGAAGATCAGCAAGTAGCCTCACAAGAGTCCATCTGAAACCGCAGTGTGGTCGGGACGCCAACTTCAACTGCTTCGAGCACCGTCTGAAGCGGTTTGGTCTGGTCTCCGCAACCACAAAACTGTATCGGCGTGGTTGGACACCCGACAACGGACGGACACAGGACATTACTCGCCTAATGTACACTGTCGGCACTACTCGTCAATAAATCACATACTGCGATACGTATGGTGTAGGAGGTCTTCAAAAGGGCGGATGTCGTCTAGACTAATAATACGGTTCGCACATATCCACAGGAAATAAACCAAAGAACAATATGCGCGCGTGACGTGTCTATAACCATGCAGGGGAACGATCCGGATGAGTTTGACCGTGTGGACGCAGCCCGTCTGATCGTCAAAGAACAGGACTCAGACGAGATGTACGAGACACTCAAGATGGTTGCTCGAGAGATGGCGAAGACAGGAAACGGCGTCCAAGCAGCGGACCTCATGCGGAAAGAGGCCAACCGGACGTTGACGAGTGTCTCCGACACCGAAGACGTTGCTGAATAACGACGGCCCAGCCGAGATTTTCTTTTTCGAGCCCCAAACCAACGAAGGGGTCCCCCCGGGGACCCCTTGGAACTCTAATCCGCCGATAGAGGCCCCCTCTCGAGGGGGCCTATTGTTTCCTGCTGTGCTACTGCACAACTACTACTACTACTACTAGAAAGTAGTAGTGTAGTGTGTACACAGCAGGTACACTCTTTGGGAAAACCTAAGTGCCTGTGTACACACTGTGTAC